TTCAGGCAGGCCTACGGCGCTCAGGCTCAGGAGCTCGAGCAGCTCAGGGCCAAGGCGGCGGAGCTCGACGACATCAAGCGCCGCGCCTCCGTCCGCGCCGACGTCCAGCAGAAGATGCTGGACGGCCTGTCCTCCGTCACCCCGGAGGACGCTCAGGCCATCTCCGAGTCCGTGCTGACCATGGCGGACCAGCGCCTCGACCCCCTGAAGCAGCAGCTCGAGCAGCAGCGCCGGGAGTTCGAGGAGGCCACCGCCCGCCAGCGCGCCGAGCTCGAGCGCTCCCGCAGGGAGATGCTGAACGGCCGCATCCTCGCGGCCCATCCCGACTTCTACCAGATCATGAACACGCCGGAGTACCGCCAGTACGTCACGCAGCGCGACGGCAAGTCCTCGGAGACGAGGGACGTGCGCGCCGCCCGCGAGTACCTCAACGGCAACACCGACTACGTCGTGGACATGATCTCCCAGTTCAAGGCGTCGAGAGCGGGAGCGGCCCGCCCCGACGCCGTTCCCCCGGCGCAGGTCGCGCCCGGCGGAGCCCCCGCGCAGGGCGCGCCCCAGAAGGCTCCGCTCACCCTGCGCGATCTCAACAACCTTTTCCAGACGCGGCAGATTACGCCCGACGAGTACATGCGCATGCTCCCAGAGGTGCGGAAGGCTCAGATGGCGCAGCTGTCCGGCGGCCTGCAAGGAGTCTAGCCAATGCCTATCTATCCCAGCGCATCCGGCTACACGGGCATGGAGGCGACCCCTCTGGCCCGCGTCGGCTACAGCGACGTCATCCTCTCGAAAATCTACGAGGAGGACTTCCTGCCGCGCATCACCAGCTCCGAGCTCCTCGAGCCGGTCATGGAGTGCAATCAGGTCATCCAGATCATGCGCGCTCCCGAAGTCGGCCCGATGCGCTCGTACCAGAAGAACCAGCAGCTGGTTCCCAACACGGTGACCACCGAGGCCCGGTGCCTTCAGATCTGCTTCGCGAGCTATCAGGACATCAAGTTCGACAGCCTCGACATCAAGCAGGCCTGCGAGCGCTGGGCTCCCTTCGAGGAGAAGCTTCTCGAGGCCATCTACCAGTCCTACGTCGACGAGCAGCGCCGCTTCGTCCTCGGCCGCATGATGTCGCAGGTGTCTCCCCTGACCTCCCTGTCCGCCGCCGGCCGCAATCAGGACATCAACCTCGGCGCTCCCGGCACTCCCGTCCACGTCACTCCGCAGAATCTGCCCGTGGTGCTGGCCAACCTCCAGCGCGCCCTCATCGAGCAGAAGCGCTGGAAGGACGGCGAGATGTTCATCATCGTCCCGCCCATCCTCCGCACCTACCTCGCCATGTCCAACTACGCCAACGCGGACTGGTCCTGCTCCTGCGGCATGATCGTCGACGGCATGTGGAACAAGTCCCTCTTCGGCTTCCAGCCCATCGAGACCATCCACTGCCCCGTGCGCCGCGACGAGTCCGGCGCCCTCAGCTTCTACATCATCGCGGGCCACAAGGAGGCCACGGCGTACGCCTCCAACATCATCGAGTCCCGCCTCATCACCAACGACCCCAACTCCTTCGGCGTGCGCTACCAGTTCCTCGCCGCTTGGGGCGCCGAGGTCATCTACCCCGAAGCCCTCGCGCTGGGCTACTGGACCTTCGACCCCATCAGCGCGTAAGGAGGACCTGACATGGCTATCACCAACCTCTTCAGGGGCGGCATGCCCGACTTCAAAGGCTGGTTCTGCGACGGCCAGTTCGCGGAGTTCACCCCGCCCTTCGACGCACCCCACGCCAAGTTCACCCCGCCCTTCGACAGCCACGCCGACGCGGCCCACGGGCAGGGCTACCTCAACCTCCACTTCCCCCTCGTGCCGAACCTCAACGACACCGTGGGCCACAGGTGGATGCAGTACGGCCTGAAGAACCTGAAGGCCGTCAACGACGTCATCCTCACCAACTGGGTGCCTCTCCGCTCCTATGTTGACAGCGTCTACTACGAGGCCAACCTGTTCGACAAGAACCTCGACGGCGTCTACCTCAAGCCCGTGGCGTACCGCGTGGCTTGGGACTTCACGAACGAAGAGTGGACCTACACCAAGATCACGGCCTTCACGAGCCAGCTTTCCGCGGCCGGCATCGACAAGTTCCCGCTCGGCACCCCCGGCGGCTCCGACAAGATCTACGGCATGGCCCGCCTCGTCGGCGCCTCCGGCACCAGCCAGCTCACCTCCGGCGCCACGACCGGCACCGTCACCGGCACGGTCGACGGCACCTCCGTGACCGGCACCTCCACGGGTTCCGTGACCAACACGTCCGGCACCGCCTCCACCATGGCGGACATGCCCGTGACCTTCGGCCACAACATCCCTGAGCTTGACGAGAACGGGAAGCCGGTCGGCGGGCTCGACGACTACTTCGGCGCCGTGTGCCTCGGCTACGAGGTTTCCAACGGTTCCGCCGACAAGATCAAGGCCATCTGGAAGTCCACCTTCGCCCTCTACATGAGCGCCAAGCTCTTCACCTTCGAGGGCTCGACCCAGATCGGCTAAGGGAGGCTCCCATGGCAAAGACCCTTACCGGCCCCGCCAGCAAGGACACGGCCAAGGGGAAGAAGTTCCCCATGAAGAAGGTCGGCGCTGGCGGCTCTCCCCCTGAGAACCTGCCCAACCTCAAGCTGACCAACTCTTCCGAGCAGGCCCGCTCCCGCATCTTCGGAAACCGCTGGAGCAAGGTCGTCAGCAAGAAGGGCGAGGGCAAGCCCGAGGGCGTCATCAAGAAGATGAAGCCCAGCTCGGCTAAGTAGTCCCATACCTCATGGTTTGTTCAGGCCCGTCCAGCATAACGCCGGGCGGGCCTGTTTCTTTGAAAGGAGCGCATCATGACTGAATCTCAAATCGGAGCGCCGAGGAACGCGGGCGACGTTCTCGGCATGGACGAGTCCCAGAGGGCGGCGTACCTGCAAAGCATGGGCGTGAAGAACGCCGTGCCCCCGCTGCCGTGGAGCCCCTGCCTGAAGAACCAGAAGACCGGCGTCATCCTGCCGTGGAGCGCCATGCTCGCCGAGCAGAGGGACGTGCTGGTCAACTGCGACGAGCAGGGGCGCACCGACCCCGCCCTGTGGGCCGACCGCCTGCCGGAGCTCCGCGAGGAGTCGCCCGACGTCCTCATGGACGAGGCGCTGGCGCAGGCGACGCGGAAGACCGTGGACGCCGTCATGGCTCCGTTCAGGCCGACCATGGCCCTGACGGAGCAGCCCCCGGCGGACGCGGGCTACGGCGACGCCGTGCCGTTCGCCGACATCGAGAACCTCATGTCCAAGGCGGAGTTCTAGCATGAAGGCCGGACGCATCATCGAAGACGTTTCCCGCGACCTGAACGATCAGGAGCTCGGGTACGAGTACACCCGCTGGACGCAGGCCCAGCTCATGTCGTACCTGCGCGAGGCCCTGCTCGACGCGGCCCCCTACGGCAAGGACTTGTTCCTCGAGAAGGTGGTCGTGAAGGTCGAGCCGGGCGGGGGCTGGCAGAAGGCCTGCACCTGCGACGAGATCCTGAAGATCGAAGGCGTCTCCGACGCGGACGGCCGCCTGCTCTACTCCCTGCAGCGCCTGCCGGACGACGACGCCTACGACTGGGACGGACGCCGGCCGGGGCGCTGCATGAACCCCTCGGACTGGCGCGGGCAGGGGTATGCGGTCAATTCCGTGGAAGACTCGGAGTTCCGCATCTACCCGCCCCTGCCGGGCGGGATGCCCGACACGTACGTCCTCGTGCGGTGCTACGGCATGCCGGAGGATGTCACGGAGGACACGGACGTGCCGTCCGAGCTTCTCGCCGCCGTCAAGCAGTGGATGCTGTGGCGGGCGCTGTCCGTGGATTCCGAAAACAATTCGGCAATACTGGAGCTGGCCAGCCGCCACAGGGCTTCCTACGGCGATCTGCTCGGCCGCATGATCAAGCGCAGACAGGAAGAGGAGGCGGAGCGTGAGCGGAGAGACCATCCTGTACGACCCGTACAGAAGCAGGCCAATTAGCGACTTCTGCGAGGAGCTCAAGTTCGAGTTCCCCAAGCTGCCGGAGCCCATGCTCCACTTCTATCTGGCCAAGGCCGCGCGCGAGGCCTGCGTCCGCGGGAACCTCGTGCGGAGGCGCGCGTTCATCCAGTCGCTGCCGGGAGAGGAGGAGTACCTCCTCGAGTCGCCGGACGGGCTGGACGTCACGGGCATCCTCCGCGTCGCGGAGCTTCCGCGCTGCGGGTGCCCGCTCGACGTCCGCAGGACGTTCACGTTCCCCGAGGGCTGCAGGTTCTGCGGCCGGAGGACGGCGTGGTACGAGCCGAACGAGAAGGCCCTGCACATCGACAGGACGTGCTGCGGCTCCGAGTTCCTCGTGGAGCTGGCCGTCGCCCCCGCGCGCGAGGCCTGCGAGCTTCCGGCCGTCCTCTACGAGGACTGGCTGGAGCTGATCGTCACGGGCGCCCGGGCGAACGTCCTGCTCGTGCCGGGGCGCGACTGGACGAGCATGCCCCTCGGCCGCGCCTACATGCAGGAGTTCCTCAACCGCGTCCGCGACGCCGCCGTGGACACCGCCGCGCACCGCATGAAGGGCGGGGCGAGAATGGACTTCGGGAGGGTGATGTAATGGCTGAAGACACCTGCGTGAAGCGGATGGTCCCCGACTGCGGGGACTCCGAGCAGAAGGGCTCCTCCGAGGGCTTCTGCCCCGACTGGGACGCCTGCATGCCGTTCGGCGGCAGGCTCTACTCCCGCGACGGCTGCGTGCAGTTCGAGGCTTCCGGCACCGCTCCGGCGGACGGCGTCTACGACCGCGTGACCGTGCAGGACGGCTGCATCGTCGGCGTGTCCGGGAAGGAGGTGGCGAGCTACCAGCCCCGCCCCTGCACCGAGACGCCGTGCGATTGCGGCTCCGGCTCCGGCGGCGGGAGCGCGGAGGTTTCCGACGACCCCGCCAACCTCATAACCGAGGACGTCACGGGCGCCCTGTTGGCGAAGCTGTTCATTTCCGGGACAGGCGGGATAACGGTGTCCGGAAGCGGAACGCAGTCCAGCCCGCTCGTCGTCTCCGCCGCCGCGCAGGAGGCCCACGGCTTCGTGTCGGCGGGCAACGACGGCGTGTCCGTGACGGGCTCCGGCTCGCGCGGAGACCCCTACAAGGTCTACCACGCGGCGGGCAATTCCGCGGCGAACCAGACCATTGCGGGCTTCCGCTTCGACCAGTACGGCCACCTCCAGAGCTACACCGCCCCGTCCTCCGCCGGCACCGTCAACGGCGTGGTTGGACGCAACGGCGTCAAGACCGAGACGGACACCGCCACGGGCATCGCCACCATCGAGCTGCAGGAGATACCTGCCGCCGGTACGGGAACGTGGCGCTTCGGCGGCTTCGACGCCACCGTCGACGACTACGGCCGCGTGACGTCCGTGGAGCAGGAGGTGTCCGTCCCCGCGGGCGAGCGCTACTTCGGCGCCCAGCTCGTCACGCTCACGGATTCCGGTTCCATCGCGGACGTGGTGGACACGACCGCCGACCGCCTCGTCGTCTACCACAAGGCGTCCACGCGCTTCACGGGGAGCTCCGCCTCGATCACCTTCACTACCGCTCTCGTCGGCAGCTTCCGCATAACGCTCCGCGCGGCTTCCGTGACGTCTGCCTCCTTTTCCGTGGACGGCACCGCCGTGACCACCGACCACGGCGCCGACTGGGCGTGCGCCCTGACCGGCGCGAGGTACTCCCTCGGCCAGCACACCGTGTCCGCGTCCGGCTCGTTCTCCGGCCCGGGCTACCTCGACGTGGAAATCGTGACGGGGTACTAGCATGCAGGCGACCATCAGCTCCTTCGGGGGCATCGTCCCCCGCAATCCAGACCACGCCCTCGCCAACTATCAGGCGGAGACGGCCCACAACTGCCGCCTGCGCCGGGGGACGCTGGAGGCGTGGCGGGAGCCCTGCAAGGCCGCGGACGCCGTCCAGAACGCCAAGACGCCCTACGTCTTCGGCTGCTGCTACCTGTCGTTTCCGCAGGTGCTGGAGGCGGCGGAGGTCGGCCCCGACTGGCCAGAGCTCTACGTCACGGGCAGGACGTCCTATCCGGAGCGCGGCGTCAGGCACGACGGGTGCTGCCTCGACTGGTACAGGCTCGGCGTTCCCGCGCCCGCGTCCCCGCCGTCCGCCTCCGGCACGGAGTCCTGCGGCAGGGATTCCTCCGCCCGGGCGTACCTCTACACCTACGTCAACCGCTGGGGCGAGGAGTCCGCTCCCTCCCCGGCGTCAAACGTGATCACCGTGGAGGACGGCTCCGAGGTTCTGGTGTCGGGCATCGCCCTGCCTCCCGAGGGGTACGGCATCGTCGGGGCCAACCTGTACAGGGCGGCCACCGGCGCCCGCGACGCCGACGGCAAGGTGCAGAAGCCCCTGTCCGGCTGGCTGTTCCTCGCCTACGTCAAGTTTCCCAAGACGTCCTACCCGGACTCCGTCCGCGACGCCGGCCTTGGCATGCCGCTCGACACCGAGGGCGACGCGCCTCCGCCGGACGGCCTGCGGAACCTCTGCGCCATCGAGGGGCTGGCCCGGCTCGCCGGGACGGAGGGGAACCGCGTCTACCTGTCGGCCAACCTGCAGCCGTGGAACTGGCCCCGCAAGTACGAGCTCACGCTCGACTGGGAAGCGGTACACATGAAGTGCGTCGACCAGCGCCTCTACGTCACGACCGGCTCCGTGCCGTACGTCATCGACGTGTCGGGCTGCGACGACACCAAGTGCACGCCTGTCATGGACGCGGGCTTCCCCCTGCCGGACATCTCCTGCGGCAGGACGGGCTCGGCCATCGCCACGCCGTTCGGGCTGATCTACTCCAGCCCCCTCGGCGTCGCCCTGCTCGACTCCGGCGCAAGGTGGAAGATCCTGACCAAGAAGTGGTTCACCCCCGAGCAGTGGCGGAAGCTCCAGCCGGAGACTGCCCGCTTTGCCTACTGGCAGACCTTCCTCTTCATCGTCACGGACGCCGCCTCGTTCGTCCTCAACATCGACGGCGACACGCTGGCCGACATGCACGGAGCGGAGCTGACCACCATCTCCGACTCCCCCTTCGACATGTGCACCGCTCCGTCCGGCGAGCTCGTCCTCCTCGAGGACGGGGAGCTCAGGCTCTGGGACATGGGCAATGAAAGGCGTCCGTACCTGTGGCGCAGCCGCGAGCTCACCGGCCCGGGCCACAACCCGTCCGCGCAGGAGCCCAACACCACGCCGTCCATCGGCGCCATGTGGTCGCCCGCCTCCCTGCGCGTCCGCACCCGGCAGACGCACGTGAAGATCGAGGCGCCGACCGGCACCGCCTACGAGCGCACCGTGTCGGGCGAGAAGCCCGTGCGCCTGCCCCGCATGGGGAGGCACATGTGGTGGAAGGCGGAGCTTGAAGGGACGGAGCCTGTGGAGTACCTTGACCTCGGCACGTCCCACTTCACCGTCCATTCAGGAGCATAGCCATGGAAAAGAAGAAGCGCCGCCTCGTCGGAGAGGGCGTCAAGTTCGAGCGCATCCGCCGCATCACCGGATACCTTGTCGGGACGCTCGACAGGTTCAACGACGCCAAGCGCGCGGAGGAAGCCGACAGAGTGAAGCACATCTAAAGCCGGGAGCCCCCTCTTGGATTTCAGGTCCAACAGGGGGCTCCACCGCACGCTCTACAGGAGAAAGCATCATGCGCAGGGAAACCATAGAGGAATCCGGCGGAGGCGTCAAATGAACTCGTTCAGGAAGTGCGCCGTGTGCGGGAAGACCTATCTCGTCACCCGGCCCGGCCAGCTCGTGTGCGCCGACGAGCTCTGCCAGCAGGTGGTGCTGCGCGAGGCGCAGGCGATAAGGACGCTGCGGGGCGGGAGCAAGGGCAAGCCCATCCCCGTCCGCGACGAGCGCAAGCTGGCGCTCGCCGAGAAGCGGGGCCAGACCGTGCGCAAGTGCCACGACTGCGGGCGCCCGACCACCGACTTCAGGTGCCCGCCATGCCGCGCCAAGTGGCGCGTGAAGAACGGGCTCGCTCCCATGCGGAGCGTGTTCGACGAGGAGGACTACAACTGATGATCACCGCCGACATTCTCGAAGTTCCCGAAGGGGACAAGTCTGCGGCCCTCGAGGCAATGGGCCGGGCCGTGGCGCCTCTCATGGCCAAGGCGTGGGAGGAGGACAGGAAGTTCTTCGGCGACAGGCCGTTCAGCCTGAACGCGCAGGCCATGGCGCAGCTGTGGCTCTCCGGCGACCTCAAGCTGTTCGTGGCCTACGACGAGCGGCAGGAACCGGTCGGCTACCTGTCCGGCGTGGTGTACCGCCCGCTCCAGTACGAGGCCCGCGTGTTCGCCATCCAGTCGTGGTGGGCCCCGACGGACGAGGCCAAGGCCGTGTTGTTCAAGACGGCCCTCGATGCTATGAAGTTTCTGGGCGTGCCGGAGGCCTTCGCCGTTCTCAGGGACGGGGAGAGCCTGCCGGCCCTGCCCGCGAAGTGGAAGGAGTCCGGCCGGCAGTCGCAGGTCCGGCTCGTCAAGGAGTAG